TCGCTTTTCACACAACCCCTTTTCACCATGGTCGCTGATTTTATTGGGATTTCAATTAACACTCTGAAAGCTGACTATGGCTCAACCCCGGAAACCAACCAACATCTTGGAATTGCGTGGCGCATTGAAAAAGAATCCAAAACGATTTGCCGCGCGGGCAAATGAGCCAATTCCGACGGAGCCAATCAGCCAAACACCACCGGAGTACATGGATGAGGATGTGCGGGCGGCATATCTCTACCTGATCAAGCACTCGCACCCCGACGTTCTGTGTATGGCCGATCAAGCTGCCACAGAAATCGTCGCATCCCTCCTTGCGGAATTTCGCAGGCGTCCCAATGCAATGGAGACTGCCCGCATCAGTCGCCTATTGACGGGGCTTGGCTCTCTTGGGATGACGCCAGCGGATCGCTCAAGGGTGACTGCGATTACCCGATCAGCAGGTGAAAGTAAATTTTCAAAGTTTCTGAACAATGACTAAGCGCAATCACGCAAAGATTGCGGAAAAATACGCCAGAGATGTCATCTCTGGTGAGGTTCCCGCTGGGTCGTATGTCGTCAAGGCAGCAAAACGGCATTTGGCGGACCTGACAAAATCGAAACGCAAGCTGGCCTCATTCCCCTATGAATTTGATTCTGAGAAAGGGGCAATGGTCTGTGAGTTCATCGAATTCCTCCCGCACACCAAGGGCCGCTGGGCGGCGGCAAAGGAACTCATCACACTTGAGCCTTGGCAATGCTTCCTCATCGTTGTCATGTTCGGCTGGGTGATCAAGAGCGGGACAAAGCGAGGCAAACGGAGATTCCGCACCGCCTATTGGGAAATCCCAAGAAAGAACGGCAAGTCAATCATCGCGGCGGGGATCGGCAATTACATGCTCCTCGCTGATGGGGAATTTGGTGCGGAGGTCTATTCCGGTGCGACGACAGAGAAGCAGGCATGGGAAGTATTCAAGCCTGCCAAGTTGATGCTGCAGCGGACGCCAGAATTGGCCAGCTATTTCAGCGCCGACGTTTGCGCCAAGACCATCGTTGTCCAAAAGAATGGCAGCAAATTTGAACCGGTGATCGGGAGTCCCGGTGATGGGCCATCACCTTCCTGCGCAATCATCGATGAATTCCACGAGCATCAAACGCCCACGCTCCACGATTCGATGGAAACGGGCATGGGTGCGCGTGAGCAGCCAATCCTTCTCATCATAACCACCGCAGGATACAACCTAGCTGGCCCGTGCCATGAAAAGCGTGGCGAAGTTTGCAAGACTCTTGATGGGGTATCGGCAAACGAGGAATTGTTTGGCGTCATATTTGGGATTGATGCGACGGACGATTGGGCAGACCCGAAATCACTGATCAAGGCCAATCCAAATTATGGCGTTAGTGTTGACGGGGATTTTCTGCTGAGTCAGCAACGCCAAGCAATGGGCAATCCCGTTTACCAGAACAAATTCAAGACCAAGCATCTGAACGTCTGGTGTTCTGTTCTGCAAGCATGGATGAACATGCAATCATGGAATCTTGCCGCTGATCCACTCCTCACGGAGGAGGAGTTGGTTGACGAGAAGGTTCAATGCTGGATTGCTGTTGATCTTGCGTCCAAGTCCGACCTTTGCTCAGAGCAGCGGTTGTACCGGCGGATGCAGAATGAGAAACCGCACTATTATCTGTTTGGAAATTACTGGCTGCCTGAGGAGGCAGTTGAGGACTCAGGGCCAAATCGAGCGCACTATATGAAGTGGGTTCGCATGGGCCTGCTGACGCAGACGGACGGAGCGACAATTGACTTCAAGATGATCAACAACGCGGTGGTTGCAGACTGCCGCAGGATCAATCCTGTGGAGTTTGTCTATGACCCATTCAACGCGACGCAGATGGCACAGGCATTGCAGGAGGATGGCGTCAAGAATGTTGTGGAATTTGCGCAACTTCCTCAAAATTTTGCAGTTCCCATGGATGAGTTGACCACACTCCTCCGCGATGGCAGGTTCCATCACGATGGGAATGAAATCACGACATGGTGTATGTCGAATGTTGTTGCGCGTCCGACAAGGAAAGGTTTGTTTGCGCCGATGAAGGCAAAGCCACACCAGAAGATTGACGGCGCGGTTGCGACAGTAATGGCGCTGGCTCGGGCAGTTGCAGCAAAGGAAAAAGAACGCGCATACCAGATGTTGACTTTCTGAAAGGTGAGGGATGAACAAGAGAGCATATTCAACGCTGACAATCAAGTCCATCGATGAGGATTTGCGCATCATTGAAGGCATCGCATCGACGCCTTCAACGGATCGCATGGGTGACATTGTTGAACCTGACGGGGCAGAATTCGTCTTGCCGCTCCCCCTGCTCTGGCAACACAATTCGGAGCAACCAATCGGTCACGTCATCAAGGCAGCGGTCACCGCAGCTGGGATCGTCATCACCGCAAGGATCGCCAAGGGGGTCCTGCCATCCATTGATCAGGCCTGGGCTTTAATCAAGGCTGGGTTGGTTCGCGGCCTAAGCATCGGCTTTTCCCCAATCGAATTCTCGGAGATCAAAGGCACCTTTGGCCTCCGGTTCACCAAATGGGAGTGGTTGGAATTGTCGGCAGTAACAATTCCGGCAAATGTTGACGCTTCAATTCAATTAATCAAGTCTTGCGATGATGCCCAACTTCGCGCCGCGTCCGGTGCAAAGGGAGTTGCCAGCAAAATCGTTCATGTAAGCACGCCTGGCGTTCCGGGCAAGAACTCAACAAATCGCAAAGGGACTGAAAAAATGAACATCCAACAGCAGATTGCGGCGATGGAGGCGAAGCGCACGACCAACGCCGCCCGCATGAATGAAATAATGTCGAAGTCCGGTGACGAGGGCCGCAGCCTCGATCAAGAGGAGCAGCAAGAGTTTGACGAGCTGCATGCCGACAACGAGGGCATCAACGGCCATCTGACGCGGCTGAAGCAGCTGGAGGCAACCATGGTCTCCTCAGCAACGCCGACACGCGCCACCGTTGAAACTGACGGTGACCCAACCAAGCAGGGTGTGCAACAACGCGCACCGAATGTTGTCTGGGGCAAGTCCCAGCTGCCGAAGGGCACGGCATTCGTTCGCTATGCCATGGCTCTCGCGGCCAGCAAGGGGGTCCGTTCCGATGCGCTGGACTACTCCGCGCGCTGGAAAGACAGCACGCCTCAGGTCATGAACGCGATTCGCCATAACGTCGCCGACATGGTGCAGCGCGCGGCGATGACGGCAGGCGACACGACGGATGCCGACTGGGCAGAACCGCTGGTGGAATACCAGACGATGGCTGGTGAGTTCGTTGATCTTCTGCGTCCGCAAACGATCCTTGGCAAGATGGGATCGCTGCGCCGTGTTCCCTTCAACATCAGGGTTGCAGGCAAGACGCAAGGGGCGACGGTTGGCTGGACGGGGCAAGGTGCTCCGAAGCCAGTCAGCGAACTCAAGTTCAACGAGGTGACGCTGGGATTCGCGAAAGCTGCGGGCATCGTTGTCATTTCGCAAGAACTGGCGCGCTTCTCCAGTCCGTCGGCTGAGGCATTGATCCGGACTGACATGCTCGACACGATGGGGCAGTTCCTTGATGAGCAAATCATCGACCCGTCAGTGGTTGCCGTCGCCAACGTCTCACCTGCGGCAATCACGCAAGGCATCTTGACGCAGAGCGTCACCAGTACCGGCGCAACGGTGGCACTGGTCACCGCTGATGTCAAGTCGATTTTTGACTTGTTCGCTGCGGCGGAATTGTCTACCCAAGGTTGCGTTTGGGTGATGCGCCCGCAAGACGCAGTGGCGCTGCAAATGCTCAGGACTTCGCAAGATGTCTTTGCGTTCCCGAACATCAATGCTGATGGCGGCAGCTGGTTTGGATACCCGGTGATCACCAGCACGTCGGTTCCCTCCAGCGTCAGCGGCGGGAGCATCATCGCGTTCATCAAGCAAAGTGAAATCTTTGTTGCTGATGACGGTGGCGTGCGGATCGATGTCAGTGAGCAAGCAAGCCTGCAGATGGATTCTGCCCCTTCCACTGGTGCGCAATCGCTGGTGTCGTTGTGGCAGAATAACCTGATCGGCATTCGGGCTGAGCGGTTCATCAACTGGCAACGTCGCCGCGACACTGCGGTTGCGTACATCGACGCGGTTCACTACTAACCGTGACTGCATCCGCGAAGGTGCGGATGGTGGCGACCGCTCGGCAGAATTATGCTGGGCGGTC